GCATACCAGCAGCCCGCATAGCTACAGCGGGAGTAGCCGCCCTGCTAAATTGAAACAAACCAGTAGAACCCGGTATCGACATTAAGTCAATTCCAGTTGCTTCTTTAATTTTAGTCGTGATGTAGTCGTTAGTGAACGGAACGTCTTTTTCACCTTTAATTTGCCTTACTACCTCGGGCCATAGTGTAAGCAAATCGATAACACCCCTAGCTCCACCTTTTGCAGATGTTTCTAAAAAGTCTTGTACATTTTGAAAAGTAGACGTTGGTTTCTCTTCTCCTCCAGTTCTTTCTAAAACGCTTTCGTAATTTTCTTGAACAGGAATACCAGCACGTCTGTTTTGCTCGGCTACAATATCTTGTAAGGATAGTTCAGGCATTATTATTCCTTAAGTTTTGCTGCGGCTGCTGCTAACTCTTCATCAGTCATTTGTGAAACCGTCTTACTAGAAAAAACAGTTGTTGGCGGTAGTTCAGGCAAAGACGGCTGCTCCACAAAAGGAAAACCTTTAAGACTACCTTTTTCATTTATCCAGTTATTCATTTTAGTAAAATAAGTTATTGTTTTAGTTTGCAACTCTTCTAATTTAGCCAACACTTCTTCTCTAGCTTTAGGGCTTGTTACTAATTGAGGTAGCCTGTCTTCAATAAACTTACGGTCAGCGTCTGATACTTGTGCACCAAGTTTACCGCCAAGTTCTCTAAATACTAAATCTTTTGCGTTTTTACTAAACGATTCTGCCTTTTCTAGTTCGTTTTTTCCTTCTTCAGACAAAAGCCCAATACTATTAAAGAAATTTGCAGTTTGTACTGCTACGTTTGCTAATGGACCAGTAAACTTAAATTCACCCTTAGCGTTAGAAATACGCATGTTACGTAAAACCGGCAATTGCAGACTTGCGCTTCGTGCGGCTTCTTGAGCGGTTTTAAATATTTCACCTCTTACTTTACCAAGAGCCTCGGCTTCTGCTACTGAACCTTTACCTTCAGGACTAACAGTTACAGTTTGTCTAGCAGTGGTTTGGTCTACAGCGCCTGAATAAGGAACAAAAGATTGTCTACCTTGTGCATCTGTTTCTGCAACAACTTGTGAAACATTACCGTCTTGTTTGAAAACATAAACAGGCTTTTGAGTTCCTTCTGCTACACCAACTTTTTTAATGTCTGTTTCTCCCGGCTTAGTAGGAGCCATGTAGGCTTCAAACAATTTTTGGTTTTTAGATATAGTATTTAGTTGATTTTTGTCTAATGTAGGAAATTTAGCCTCTAAAGCAGCACGCCTACGCACAGGAGCATCTGTTATTTCATCAGCCTCAAACTTTGCTTTTTTTAGTTGATAACCAGTAAGTTGTTCAGTCTGTGCCGTCTTACGTGCTTGCATAGCAAGGTCAGGGAACCCGGACTGAGCAAACAATTCAGCTGCTTTGTTGTACTGCTCTATTGGGTCAGCAATACCCTTAACTTGTTCAAACACACTTTGAATTGCTGCGTTCTTCTCTTCACCGGGCACTTGACCACCAAACATACGTCCAGCACCATAGCCAGCAATGCGCCCAGCGTTAGACATCGTTTGCACCAACTGACTGTACAAATTACCACCTCCAACTGGCTGCATAAGACCACCTAGGTAGTCCTGCTGTAATTGCCCGGGAGTTTTATATGAAAACAAACCATCAGCCATGATTATTCCTTATCGTTTTGGAGCGAATAGTCCAGTAAACCCTTGAATACCACCTAACAAAGCGTTAGCAGCACCGATACCGCCAGCTAAGTTAGCCTGAGCAGCCGCTTGACCACCGCCTAGCAGTGCTTGTGCTTGCTGACCACCTGAGACAGCTTGCTTGCTGCCAATGTCTGCACCAATGGTGAGAGGACGCAACGCTTGTTCTTCAACACCAAGACCAGTTTGGAACAACCCGGTGCCACGAGAGATAGCCTTGTCAATCTCAGCCTGTGCAAGTTGTCGGCTTTGTTGTGCCAACAGGGCATCTGCTTGAGCACGGGCTAGGTCACGTTGATACTGCTGTGGATTAACCATGCCAGGAGCACCAGCACCTAAAGCCTGACCACTTAGACCCAAGCCAATACGCCCTTGCTGTAGTTGACGCTGGCGCAACGCAATGTCCTCTGACTCACGTTGAGGAGCCATCAATTGTTGCTGTTGCTGATAAAACTGTTGAGCAGCCGCCTGTGGGTCAGTTTGTATTTGGTCTAAGAATTGAGCACCAGTGCCGTAAAACTTGTCCCTAAAAGCAGCCAACAACGGGTCAATCTCATACCCTGCCTGACTCTTAGAGGGGTCAAAGTAGGAGGTGCCAAAGCCAGTGCTAACCGCATAAGGACGAAACTTAGCAGCATCTGCGGCAATCTTAGCAGCTTCAATGTTAGCAGCAGCGGCTCGGTCACCAGCATCGGATGCTTGACTGCCAGCTAATAAACCTCCAACAAGAGGTACTAGAGATGTCCAGCTAAAAGGATTTTCAGTCGCCATATTTTTTCCTTAGTAAGTGCCACCACTGATGGTAGCCCCATCAAGCGTAGATATAGTTACAGTGCCTGAGAAGGTCGGAGCAGTTGTGTCTGCTTTAGAATTTACTGCCGTAGCAAGGGCGTTAAATTCATTATCAATCTCAGTACCTTTTACAATCTTTCCAGTATCGCCGCTAGGAAGTGCATCTTTAGCAGCGAAGTTCACTGTTTTGGTATAGTTAGACATTAAATCATCCTTCCTGTCTTAACAAAAATGTCCAGCCGTTGCACACTAAACTCTTGGCTGCTAATCTCAGTTTCAAAACCAATCTGTATTACGTTACCAGCACCGCCAGTTGATGTAGAAATATCATCAGTTAACACGCCCAAACTGTATTCGCTAGATGACACAACAGTGAACGTGCTTTCCCATGTGCTTGTTATGTCGTTCCAAGCAGAAGCTCCTGCGTCCCACTGATAAACATTATTATTGTCTATTGTCATATAAGCGTCACCGTCAGACGGACTTCCCGGTAGAGAAGCATAATCATCTCTATAACCTTCAAACTCTGCATACCCTACATATTTAGCATCAGTTTCAGTAACATTATCTTCATCATCTGTGTATTCAGAAATGTTGCCAGTAACAATAGTGAAAGGGTAAGAGAAGGTGGTGCCTTGGTAGTCGTACCCAGCCTTAACAATAAACTCTTGATTGTTCCCGCCAACCACAGTGGCTTTGATGCGCTTCAACATCTTGACCATCGTTGGGTTCTGCATGTCAATGTGGTTAGAGTAGTAGCGCAGGATGTAGCTGCTGCCGTTGTCCTGATAGCCAGTATATTTACCAATGCCATTAACCTTACCAACCAACAAATCACGGTTGCGGCGGCGTAGGAAACTTCTAGCAGTGTAGTCCACCCAACGAGTGATACGCGCAGAACCGTCTTCCAGTGCTTGCCTCATGTCTAAACAATACACAAGGGATGAGGAAGGGAATGAGATGAGGTAGAAGGCGTTTTGCTCAGAATAAGCAGAGCGAACACTACGCATATCTTCTTCTAATCCTTGTTCTTTTTTAATAATCTGTACAAAGTCATCCTTAATGTTCCTTGTCAGGTCACGCATCGGTAAACTTTTCTCTTGAATGAGCCGCCCCAAAGAACGTATACCATTGTCAGACAAAAAGATAAGGTCATTACCAGTGCTTTGTACGCTGTCACGGGCAACACAACCAGTACCAATAATCACATCAGCAACAGAGAAGTCGCCAGCAATTGGGTTGTCTGCGTTCTGATATAGAACAATGTTGTTCTTACAGAATATGATAAGGAAGTTGTTGTGGGCAGCTAGTGCAACAATAGTGTCCGTGTTGTTAGGGAGCACAGCAGAGATGTTTAACGTACCGCTGGTGCCTCCATAAAAAGCAGGGAAGTTGGTGTCAGCTATATCTGTAGACCAATAAACTGTCTCACCGTCATGCACCCAAAACCTGCCCCAAGCGGCGATAACATCCCGTGGGTAGGAAGTGGAGTAGTTCTGTGTCAAGCTGGTGTAATCAGTCATGGTTTGGCACACAGGGCTGCTTGTAGAGTTGTACACCAAAGGCTCAAACCCGTCCTGAACAATCATGGCATGGCTATAAAGACTAGCCCCTTTCCAGTTGTTTGCTGTAATGGTGTACAAACTAGGCGTAATGTCTGTTAATACAGCACCAACACCACCTGAAAACACCTTGTTGTTACCACCTGATAGAACCACCACACTGTTGTCGTTGTTAACGTGTTCCATCATAAACTTGACAGTTGCTCCACTAAGCTCAGTGCTACCGTCAGTGGTTTCCATAGTCCAACCTTTACGACTGCCTAACCTACCATATTTATCAATGATGCAGTTGTCTGCTGTCAATGCAAAGTTGGTGGATAAAGTAACACTACTGTCCTGAGTGTTCAGTCCATAGAAACCCGGAGCAACAACAGATACGTTTTGTAATTGCTTCATGCTGTATACCAAATAGTTCCTTCAGGGCTACGCGCATCGTCAAATGCAATCTCATCTGCCAAAGCGTTTTGTCCCATTTGGTAAGCGTTAATACTTTGTTGACCACCATCTTCACCACGCTCTTCAATAGCCATAGCTGTAGCCAACAGGATGATGGGACGTGTAGGAACAACAACCGTGTCGCTGTCTGATGTCAAATCACTGCTTCTCACAACCATGTTAAAACGTAGCGTGTAAACACCATCAGGTATAGGGAACAAATCAACTTGTACATCACCATCAGCACTTACACCGTTAAAGTTGTAATAAAGAGGTGCTCCTTTTTGCGGGTCAGTCATTAAAAACTGGCGGTCAAACCAAGCACTTTCCTTCAACTGCATCTCCCAATCTGAAGTGTCATTGAGTACGTTCAGAACAGAAGACCTATTGTTAGCACCATTTAACTCATAATTGAAAGTGTCAGCGGAAGTGGTTACAGTTAGGGTGGTGCGTAATGCTGACCAATCCCAAGCACTCTGCACTTGGTGACGAGCCTCGTTGACAAAATCGCCAATTAGTTTGGAATATGATGTAGAAGCAACAGAAGCCACCTCGTTCTCTCGTAGGCGGCGTAACACGGCGTTAACAAGTTGTAAATAAGTCATTTTTATTCCTCAATTTCAGGAGTGTAGCACATCTGTAGCATCTTGTCAACCCTATTCACCATCAAAAGTGTACATTGGAAACTCTTTACGTAGGTCAAAAGTAGCAATGTATGAGATACCTGATGTATTAGTCTGAACTTGCATACTGTCCCCAGCCTTCAGCACAATTGAGCCGTTGCTAAACTGGAGATAGTCTTTGCTGTTCAAGCTCTTGCCATTGATAATGTAAATCTTATGAGTGGCGTCATGGGCGTGTTGCCAGTACACACTTACGCTGGCTGTGCTACCACTTGTGTTAGAGATAAACAACGTCTCTATCTCAGCGACATACCCATTAGGCACCGTGAACAACTCAACGTCAGAGCCGGTGGTAGTTATTGTTTTACCTACGCTGTGTTTCATTACCAGTAGCTTCCTAAGCCTTGGGTGTCGCCAAGAGAAGTCATGTCAGAACTAGCAGCGGCAACATCAGAGGCAGACATTCCACCACTACCGCCGGGGCTAGGAGCACCTACTTCAGGGTCAAAACCATACCCATAACCGCCGCCTAGTTGTGCTGTATCACTAAATGGGTCAGGAGCCGTGCTTCCAGTACTTGGGCTACTCATATTAACAACAGGGGCAGGTTGTTGGCTTAGGTTGAACATGTTAGCCACACCTTGCCTACCTAGATTAAACATACCACCTATAATGCTTGGGGAAGGTAGACCAAAAAGGGCAGGAACTGCCGTTGTTAGAATGTTGTTAATGTTACTCATACGTGCATCACGAGCACCGGGTGTCATTGCCTCATCATTTAAGAAGTCAATCTGAGATTGTGTTAACCCCATATCCATACCACCATCACCACCGCCTGACAACATCCCTGACAAACGCTGTGCAGCCTCATCAGCTTGTTTCTTCTTCAACGCAGCATCAAGGGAGGCTTGTTGTATGGCGTTTTGTTTCCTAAACGGGTCAGCATAGTAGGCTGCTGCTTCAGGTGAAGAACGGTAAGAAGACGGGTCAGCAAATGTCCCAGTCAACATCGGCTGTCGCGTTTGCCCCATACTAGGGAATAGGTTCTGCACAAAATCTGTAAATGAATCAGCCATTTTTCTTCCTTGGTTTAGCCTTGCCAGCCTTTTGTAGGGCTATAGCGATAGCTTGCTTTTGAGGCTTGCCTTCCTTCACTAAGGTGCGAATGTTGGCACTAACTGCCTTCTTACTTTTTCCGCTTTTGAGTGGCATTGGTTTTCCCCTTGGTAGCCTCACGCATCATTTGCTTGTCAGCGGCAGTCATAGCCTTACCTTTGACATACGCTTGAGGGGTGGTGCCTTGTTTGCGGGACATACGAGCAGCCTGTGCAGCCTTCTCTGCTGGAGATAGGTCGCTCCACTTGGCATATTGCGGCGTCTTCTTAGCAGCAGCTTTAGCAGCAGCCTTACCAGCGGCAGTGTAGGGGTATGATTTTCCATTTACTTTAGGCATTATTTTCCTTTCTTCGCCGTCTTAGCAGCTTGTTTAAATGCTTTTGCTGTTGGGGCACCTTTAGCGCCAGCCTTCTTCATCTTCTCTCCACTACCAGCAGCAATACGCTTACGCTTGGCGTGGATGTTTGCATACAGTCCTTGTTTCACACCTTACCCCTTATAGTTTGTGACCCATACCAACAACCACCATAGACAGCCAAGGAGAATGGAGATTAAACCAGCATACAATGTGTTCCATAGAAAGTTCTTTCTCCGTTGTGCTTGCTTATAAACTGTTCGTTCCCTCTGTTCCCTGATTTGCCTTCTCATCTGCATCATCTCTTTGTATGCCTCCACCCCGTATCGGAGTGTTATCATCTGACGCAGTTCACTCTCCATCTGTTGTATCTTCTTCTTATGAATCAGGGCGTTCATTGCCTCTTCTTCAACAGAACCTGCACTGAGCAGCTTTCTAAACAGCGGTGGGTTTTGAGCCTCTTCTGCCGCCTTGTTGACATCGCTGACCCCTTGAAAATACTTACCAAAGAATCCAGCTACATCTTCCAGTTCCCTCCCTACCTCTACCGCTTTCTTGATGCCGTTGAAGGCAGCAGTCGCAAGGGCAAAGGCGCTAACTGGGTCAATCATTTTCTTCCCCTATTTTGGCAGGGAGTTGTGCCCTCCTAGCCATATAAATAAACCAATCACAGCCGCACCTGTCAGCCACGCCAACTTAGTCAGCACCGATTTGCCGACTTCAGCATATATTTTGTTGAACGCCTTCTCTGCCGCTTTCTCTGCAATTGCATCAATCTGTGCGTCAGAAAGTTGCACCTCTCCGGGCATTATTCACCCCAACGCTGGTCAGACACAACAGCAATAAAAGCGTTGATGTCATTAGCAGCGGCAATAGCAGCCTCTAACCTGTCAGCCTCTGCAATGATGGCAGCACGTTTAGCCACAACATCAGCGGGAATAGCAATGTCACGTTCTGCCTTACGAATCACCATCCAATCGGTAGCTGCTAATTGCTTGCCAGCCGTGTCTTTGACCTGTGCAATCCATTGCGACTTCAGCCCCTTGGTCACCAGCCGTTCATCGCTGTCCACCATTGCTGGTTCGCCATCAACGACACCCGGCACTTGCACCCACATCGGGTTGCCCTCGGCGTCCACTTCCTCGCGGTCGTTCAGTTCTTTAGGCAGGTTGACATCGCCGTTCCAGTAGAAGCGGTCATCGGCGCGAACAGGGTCTGCCACCTCGGCGATGCCAATGGCGGCTTTCTCTGACGCACTAGCAAGGCGTAGCCAGTTGGCTGGGTATTGGATGCCATTAGCCGTGAAAGCACGACCAACAGGCAAGGGGTTGTTGTTAAGCATGAACATTGTTGTTACCTCGCTAATGCGTTCTTGAATGGGTTTTCGGCAAATGCCATGTAAATGTATGTACCGTTTGATGTGTTGACTGCTGATGATGTGCTTCTTATTTTGAAGCCATTACTTGTCAGGTCGATTAAATCAGCAGTCCCATCAGGATTTGTTAAGTCTGCGTAAACATAATCGTTATTTGGGTTGTAACCCAGTCGTTTGTCATCAAACATAATCCAGTTGCTAGTGCTATCAGTACGCTTCACCATCACAAACGCAGGTCTAAACCCCAAATACACAAACGGACCGTCACCAGTAGCACTTCCATTGCCGGTGTATTTGCCAAACTTTGAATAGCCCTCGATGCTTGCGAAACAATATGCGACCATTCCTTTGGTGGATTCATTCGTCGTAGCAGACGAACCAACAGTAAACACGGTGCTTGTCGGCGCGGTGCTATTAAAAATATTGTTGTTTAAGGCTTGCCCAGCGGGGTCATCTAGCCTTAATTGATAAGCCCAAGACGTTAACCCATCGTGCCCTACACGCCATGTATTGTCTGAATCTCTTGTTTTAACAATCACCATATTCGGCGCAACGCCCAATCCATGCCCCACGGTCGCCCCAGCCGTGCCATTCCCCGTATAAGTAACAATCGAAAACCCAGCCGTAGGGTTGGCGCTGACAGTTGACTCTATAGTGCCTTCGTTGTTGGTTACACCGCTGCCGTTTGCTTTCCAGTTCCATGCGACAAACGCTTCTCCGCTACCGTTTGTTACATTTCCTGAGCCTACAGTAAAACCGTCAGAGTCTATAGAAAAGACTATGGTTGTTGCATTAAGTTCAGCCGCCGTCGTATTTGACTCAATCGATAGGTTACTTCCTCTGACGCTATCTACTAATTTATGGTCATCTGCTCCATCCCTGTTTTTTATCCAGATTAGGTCTGGTGAAAATCCAAAACCAGATAGCGGCAAGTTTGCATTAGTGCCCGTATACAACACCGTGTTGAAATACTCCCCGCCATCCACAATAGTTGAGTCAGGCAAGTTGTATGTGTTCAGACTCTTGAAGCCTGTGGGTGGGGTGTAGGCAAAGGGGCGTTGACCGAAGTTGGCGTTAATAACCGCGCCGTTTGCAGCAGCAAGGGCTGGGAAAATAGTTCCATAAGCCGTCAAGCCAGTTACCATTACTCCTTGCGAAACGCCATTTTTATAACAAGTCAGCGTGCCAGCATCCATATCTAGTGCATAACCAATTACATCACCAATAATGAAAGAGTCGCCATAAGTCGAAGTAACACCATCAACACGCTTTGAGCCGCTTTGAAAGTAAGAAGCAGAATAACCAGTTGTTGTATATCCGGGATAATAAGTAGATGTGGGCCAAACAGAATCAGCAATGCCACAAATACTTTGGTTGTAGACGCTGTGGGCTGTTTCCCAATACCACTTCCCAGCACTCATGCCCCAATTACCACGGCAAGTATTCCAATTGCTTGTGCCGTTTAGCGTCAAGTTGCCATTTGTAATTGAACCATCTGTTATGGTGCTATCCAAAGGATTCATCACCGCATAATTCGCCGCATCTTCACTCGTCAGCGTAGGCACATCAGTCATCGAGTCGTAGGTAGCACCGCTGGTCACGCTGATGTTGTTAGCCGTCCAATTGTTGCTATTGCCCGAGTAGTCATAGCCCAGCGTGGTCGTCGTACTGTTGTCGCTGAAGTTCAGATAGAACCCGTTCGTGCCATACGTCCCGGTGTACTTGATTGGTTGCCATACCCCGGTGTCCTCGTTGTATTCGCCAAAGGATGTGGGGTCTAGGGCTTGACCGTCAATGAAGTTGACTTCTGTTAGGTAGCCGTCGAAATATAAACTACCTGATGATGGTCGTCTGCCAAAGTAATGGGCAACATTGTTATTAATGTGACTGTCGTAATTTAATGAATAATAACTTGCCGTTGAAAAAGCGGTAATCTGAGACCCGTTGATATAAATTTTAATACGGTCAGATGATGTCGCTTGTGTCGTATCGACCTCAATAACTATGTGATACCAAGCCGAGGGGTCACGAAATACCTGACTTGTTTGCAGCAACATTGTTTGCGTACTGCTATTTAATTGCCTTAACTGTAATTCGCCAGTACTGAGAAATTGAATATATGTTTCGTTGCCGCTGGTTCCAGCGCCGCCAAGCATCTGCTGAGTACCAACCCCAGCATATTTAAACCAAATGCTATATGTCCAAGTCTTGCGGTTGCCAGCAGACGCAGGTGTCCTGTTCAGATAAGCAGACGCACTAGAACGCAAACGCAGGCTGCGGTCAATGGTGTAGACACCGCCCTGACCTGATGCGCCAGCTAGGATGTTAGAGCCAATGACACTCATCGTGTGTAGTTCCCAGTCCAAACTGCATGAATCTCACTTGCACCTTTGACAATGTAGTCAACACGGTCAACAGCATCAGCAGTGGTTGTTAAAGTAGGCACGGTGCCGCCAGCAAATTTCCAAGCCGTGTCCCAGCCAAGTGTGTTACCACCAGTAGCGTCTTGAATAATGAAAATACTACCGCTTTGACCAGCAACAGCATTTGTAGGAGCTGCAACAGAAGTGCCAGTTCCAGTCAATGTAACGGCAAAGTTGTTACTGTCGTCCATGTTGATAGCAATTGAAGCTGTTTCTGTCAGCGTAGTAACTTCACCACGAATACCAGCAGTGAAGGTGTGAGCAACAGTAGGAGAGACAGCAACAGTTTGTACTGCCGCGCCATCACCAACAAACAACTTCAGGTCAGTGGTGTTAACAGCAAGTTCACCTGCCGTGAGAG